CTCAGCACCACCTTCGTAATTTCTACTTACCTTGGTGATATGAAAAACGTTTTCATCAAATTTTAATTTAAATGTTTCATCTTGCACAGTTGGAGTTTTTATCTTCATCGACAAGTATTCTTGACCAATGAATGGCCCTTCATTCTGTAAAGCGATAGTGTTAATAATTTGAAGTTCGCCCATAACCGAATTAGAATAAATACTTTCGTAAATAGCTACTTCAACTATTGAACTTTGAATAGGAATAACATTACCTGTAGAAGTAAATAATGTGGCCTCTTCAATTTCAAATTGTCCTGCCTGTTCTAGTTCCATTATGTACCTCTAATTTGATTGTAAAGCTTCGTATTCTTTTATAAACTGACTAACATAATCACCCTGCAAGAGTCGTATTTGTCTTAGTTTATCTTGTTGTTTTTCTTCATACTCAAAATTAGTTACTAATGTAGCAGAGGCATAATCTGTGTTATCTGTACCAATATTTATGGTAATATCAGAGTTACCAGAAGACTGAGAAATCTCATAATGGTGTACACCATTAGGGTTACTATATTTATCAGCAAGGTATGATTGAAACTGATTAACGTTCATAGGCCACTGGTGGTAACGGTCATATATATCATTAATCAACAAAATTATCCAATGAAGTTGTGAATCTCCATACATATCAAATGCAAGTGCCTCTGGAGATTCACTACCTCTTATACTATATTTTAGAAACATTGAAGACTGAGATTTGACTGATGCTCTCGCACCAATCCTTTTTAGTATATTAGTTACTATGAGGGTATTACCACCCTCAGTATTTGTATATTGTATCTTGGGGAATTTTTCAAAATACATATTAGTACCCTTCTCTAGCTGCTTCTTGTGTTATGATTTCAATTTCGTCAAAAGTCATAGATATTGAACTATTTTGGGGTGGCGCACCATTTTTTCCATCACCATCAACAGGTTCATAAGCAGTAAATCTATCTCCACCATATTTAACATCTAGATTACTTAAATAACATGTGGAGATTTTATTTAAGTATAGGTTTTCTTTGGGTTGACCATCATTGTCTTGATAATAATATTTTATGTCCATAGTTGTTGGAATTGTTAAAGTTCTTCCTGACCCGCCACTACCACTCGCAACGCCTAGAACAGTTCCCGCAGCTATCCCAAATGATTCTGTGTATTTTGGAAGCATTGCAATCTTAAAAGCGTTTATAATTGCATCGACTTGTTTAGATTCTTGGTGGGATTTTGGAATAAAGGTGAACTCAAATTGAAATTGTCTTCTACTCACACCCTTAAACATCATCTCCATTTTATCAGTGACAATTTTTCCTGCCGCTAGAAACCCAAGTTCTTTAGCTCCTGGCCCTAGTGCATTCAGAACACCGCCAACTAGGCCTCCTGCTATTTGTTTTCCTCCTTCAGCACCGACATTGGCAGCACCTTTCATGCTTGCACCTAATGTGGAAAAAAACCCTTCTGATGCATTAACGTCACCAATAGCATTAAATGCAGCCTCAGCAGTACTTCCAATAGCAACATCTTCATAATTAGGGGAATATTTCACACTTACTGATGGGGGCATATACAATGCAATTTGCGTATCAACACTTTTTGATGAACCTTTTAGTGCAAAACTCCGCTTTTTAAATCCTGTTTTATCTTCTACTTTTTCCAATCGGCCGGCGGTTATACCGTGGATTTGAAATATAACATAGTGTCCCTGCATAACAGAAGCATTATCCATTGGATACGCCAATAATGTTGGCGATGAAATTCTATTATTAGTTTTACCAAATCCTGATGAAGATATTTCTTCATTTATTCTATTACGGGAAGTACCAGGCTCTACTTTACTTCTTTTACTGGATGGCTTAAATGCAATTCTACCTGCCATGTTTTATTTCCTATCTAAATAGTAATTCTTAAAGGTATTTATACATCATGGCATACAAAGGTAAATATACACCAAACAATCCTCAAAAATATAGGGGCAATCCACATAAGATCGTCTATCGTTCTTTATGGGAACGAAAGTTTATGGTATATTGTGACAGCAGCCCTTCTATAATTGAATGGGGTAGTGAAGAGATCATTATACCATATTTATCTCCTTGGGATGGAAAAAAACATCGTTACTATCCAGATTTCTATATTAAAGTTAAACAACATGATGGTAAAATAAAGAAATACATCATAGAAGTTAAACCAAAGAAACAATGTAGTCCACCCAATCCAAAACCATCAAGAAAAACTAAAAGTTGGTTCTCTGAGGTTAAAACATGGGGAGTCAATGAAGCAAAGTGGAAATATGCAAACTCTTGGTGTTTGGATAATGGTATGGAATTTAAAATACTAACTGAAGATGATTTGGGTATTCGTTATAAATAACAGTATGGCAAATAGCGATTATATACAAGGCGTTCAAGACGCAGCACAAGGTAAACCATACTCTACTGATTGGTATCTGAATAAAATTAAGGAATTTGGTCAGCCCGGCAGATTAGACCTCATCAGGGATGGTAAACAGAATACCACTCCATTCGGTAATTCACTGAACATGTTTGTGTATGGGCCTAAATTCAAAAAGACACTTCCTTACTATGATACATTCCCATTAGTATTACCCATAGAGAAATATAAAGATGGTTTTCTAGGTATCAATTTCCATTACTTACCTATTCCGTTAAGAATGAAGTTGTTGGATAGGATGTTAGACTTTGACTTAAATGCAAGTTATAGTGCAATCAAAGGAATTAGTTTAGTTAAACCAACTATACACAAATACTTAGCAGGATACACAAAATCTATGTTTCGTAAAATTGATGAAGATGAACTCGTTATTGCAACCCTTCTTCCTGTTCACAATTTTAAGAAATCTAGTGCAAGTGCTGTATGGTCAGATTCAAGGAAAATGGTATAATGGCAGACAGACAATCAAATTTAAATTCAACTTTCCAAGTTGATTCTACCTTGGAGCCAAGATCATATCTTGATGAGTTTAGAAGTGAAATTTCAAGGGGTGGACTTGCCAAATCAAACAGATTTCAAGCAAATATAAATCCGCCAGGCCCAGCTAATGGAGGTTCATCAGCATTACGTTCCATAATGCTTAGAACTAATTCTGTAGAATTACCAGGCAACACTTTAGATACGGAAACTGATTCAAATATATACGGACCTAATAGAAACATTGTATCTGGAGTAAGTTATGCCGATACTATTACCATGAGGTTTGTTTTGGATGAATATATGGAAGTAAGAAAATATTTTGAAGACTGGCAAAAACTGATGTATAACGAACAAACATGGAATTTGAAATATTATGATGAATACCACGGGACTATTGATGTTTTTTTATTAGACCAAGACCATAGCCCGACATCAGGGTATAGAATATGGGAAGCATATCCATCAACTATTGGGCCCATAGAATTGGCGATGGAGTCCTCCACTGATGTTTTTATACAAGATTTTTCGGTTAGTTTTAGTTTTAGGTATTATAGTGACATTGGAGATCATGGCACACAACAACCATCGTTTAATAACTTTAAAACTTCTTCCGCTCTTTCAGCTAAAAAAGAACTTATTGCTAGACTAGAAGATTTCGGCGATATTAATACTTAAAATAATATATATGATAGCATTGAAAGTTATCTGATTTGAAATAGGAGAAAATACTATGGCTTTACCAAAACTCGAAACACCAACCTACATTATGAATGTTCCTTCAACTGGAGAGGAGATAAAATACAGACCATTTCTAGTAAAAGAGGAAAAAATTCTTCTCCTAGCGATGCAAGAAACAGATTCATCTGCAACTCACCATGCAGTCCTTTCTTTAGTAGAAGCTTGCACCTTTGGAAGTGTAGGTAAAAATAACGATCCAATGTTTGATATTGAATATACATTTATTAAGATTAGACAGAAATCTATATCTGAAACTGTTGAAGTTAAATTATTATGTCCAGATGATGGTGAGACATATGTTGATGCTGTGATAAATCTAGACGATGTTATGATAACTATGGAGGATAATCATTCAACAACTTGTAATCTTGGTAAGGATGCAAAAGGTAATGAAGTTGTTATGGATTTAAGTTACCCAAGTGTTGATTCTACCTTGAAAGCAAGTAATCTAGATAATAGTGTTGAACAAATCTTTTATATTATCAAGAGTTGCGTAAAATCAATTCAATTTGGTGATGACATTTACAATAGTGTTGATATAACTCCAAAGGAACTTGATGAATTTATTGATAATCTGACACAAGAACAATTTAAAACGTTACAGGAATTTTTTGATACGATGCCAAAACTTACACACGATATAGAGGTTAAGAATCCTAAGACAGGAGTAACTTCTAATGTTCATATGGAGGGCCTATCTGATTTTTTAAGCTAACTCTTTCTCATAACAATTTACGAGCGTACTTTAAAATAAATTTTGGAATGATGCAACACCACAAGTACAGTTTGTCGGAAATTGAAAATATGATTCCTTGGGAGAGAGATATATATGTTGGATTATTAACACAGTGGCTTGAAGAAGAAAAGGAACGGCATAAGAAAAATCAGTAGCGTTATATCTAAGGGGTAATACACTAATGCAGAAAAAACTACAAAAAGATAGTAAGTTTGCAAAATATGATTTAGACGGCGATGGTATCGTCAGCGATGATGAGATGTTACAGGAACAGAGAATGATTGAACTTGAAGATATGCGTAGTGACATGGAGAATGAAGATAAAAAACAAGATGCACAACGTAACATGGCATGGTTTGCTCTTATGGGTATGTTATTATATCCTCTATGTGTTGTCTTATCAGTTGTGTTTGGTATTGAACAAGCAGCAAAAATACTGGGTGATATGGCAGGAGTTTACTTCATTGCCGTTGCTGGTATTGTTGCAGCGTTCTTCGGCGCACAGGCATTCAACAAAATACCACCAAAGAAATAAGGAATAAGTCATGGCTGTAACTCCAAAAGATGAAGATGATCTAATCAAATCACAAAAAGCAAGCGCTAAACAGTTTTCTGAGGCAGCAAAAGAGTTGAGAAATGCAGCTAAAGGTGTGCAAAAAAACTCTTTGCGTCAAGAACTAGGTTTGACAAAAGCGGGTATTCGTGAATCTTTAGAAGACAAACTTTTGGGTACTGGTTTTAAAAGAGTAATATACAATTTTATATTAGATAAGAAACGTGAGAGGCAGTTAAGGAAGTCTACTAAATTAACTCAATCTGAGTTTAAAGCATTTAGTAAAAAAACCAAACAAGATAAAACAGACGTAAATGTAGCAAACGCTCAGAAAAAAGCACAAGATGCAAGAAATCAGGCTCTAAAGGATCAACTTGGAGAGGAAGAAGCTAATAAGATTATTGAATCAGAAAATGCAGAAAATCATGCTGAAATTATTGAACGGGATCAAATTCTTGCTGAATCTGAAAAGGAACAACAAGACCTAGAGGCGGCACAACGTGCAGAACAATCAGCAGCAGATGATGAAGAATCTAAATCAAAAGGTGAAGGTTCACTTGATACAATGTTTGGTGACGTTGTTTCTGGACTTGAACTTGTAGCTGGAGAACTAGAAAAATTAAGCGGCCTTGGTGGTGGCGGTGGTGGAGGTGGTAAAACAGGTGCTGAGGCAGATAAGGCAGCTGCAGAAGCAAGCGCCCAATCCCAAAGACAAACCAATGCATTAGAAAAAATAGCAGAAAATCTTACTGGTGGTGGTATGGGCGGTAAAGGTGCCGATGGTGGTGAGTCCTCTGGTGATGGCGGTGGCGGAATGCTTGGAAAACTTGGTGCTGGATTAGGCGCACTTGGTAAAGGCATTGGTGTACTTCTAAAATTCGCTGGAAAAGGATTAATGATATTTCTAAAAATGTTTGCAAAAGGAATAATGTCATTTGCAAACCCATTAGTCATTGGTGGTTTAGCTGTATTCACTCTTGGAATGATTGGTTTGGGTGCAGCACTAAGACTTGCAGCACCAGCAATCGAAGCATTTGCTCCCGTGTTAATTAAAATTGCAGATGTTATCGGTAACGTCCTCATGACTGCAATTAAAGAAATACCAGCTATATTTGAATCAATAGGTAGTGTCATTGAAAAAGTTGGTGGCGTCATTATTGGTATAATAGAAGCGGTAGGCGGAGCTGTTGCTGGGGTGGTAACTTCGATTGCAGAAGGTATTGCAACAGTAGTAAATGCGGTTAAAGGTGACGCCAAGGCAGAAGCAGAAGCGCAGATTGCTGTACTTGAAGCACAAACCCTATCAATTCAGAAACTTTCTACAATTGATCCTGGCACCATGACGGCAACAGCGTTAGGTATCGAAGCGATTAAAGAATCACTTTCTGATCTTGGTAGTCCTTCACTCCTTGGTTCGTTAGGTAAAATGATGGGCGGCGATGGTCCAATTTCAGAGATTTTAGAACTTGCCAAAAACTCTGGTGGTATTACAGCCGCAGCAACAGCTATTAGCACATTTGTTAAAAATGCGGCACTCTTTAAAGAAGGGTTTAAGATGGATGACTCTGTAACTGAAAATATTAAAAAGGTTGTCGATGCTTTGGGTAGTGGTGATAAAGCTGGGTTGACATCAATTGAAAGAGTTATTAAAGCAATAAATGAACTTGATACAGATAAGATATCGGC